TTTCCGTATGCCGCCTTTCCAGGGCGGTACATTCAACCACTCTGCCACCCTTCCATAGGTGTTCAGCGAACATGCCGGCCGTGGTGATTGGCTTTGTCGACACGTCGAATTTGCTGAGGAGACGAAGTATGCCTGAGTTTTTTGAAAAAGTCAAGAAACGTTTGAAAAAAAAACTGCAGACGGCATGCGGGATGTGCCGGGACGCCGCCGCACGCATGAAAAAAGGCAGGAAGCCGAAGCTTCCTGCCTTTCTGAATCTTGGCGGAAGGGGAGGGATTCATGAATTAATGCGTAGCAACGGTTGTAGAGGCTTTAATGTCAAAAGACCCACCAAAAGACCCACCGACGAAAAAAAGAAGACTAACGTTTTTTTTTGCTTGTGGCGTTGCGAGATTCTCTGGCTACGCGACTCAGGAACTCGCGTAGAGCTGCGATGGGGTACGCAGTAATGCCAGGATAGGCTACAGGGTCCGGGAAGCCGCTTTCCAATGCCCAACGTCGAAGTGTCGGCTCTGATGTATCAAAGGCAGCGATGACTTCATCTCGCGTTAGAAATGCATAGTCAGGAACTGCCGGATCAAAGAGCATCGCGCGAATGCTCTTTCCGTCTAGTGTATTACCTATTGCCATAGTTTGGTTCTCACGATGCCAGTTCAAGCCGTTCGTTCCTGGTGATCTTGCCTTCCTTCAACAGCTCCTTGTAAAGCCGGAAAAGCCCCTTCGGCGTCACGTGCGCCGTGACGGACACGCTCGGTCCTTTTTCAGGATGATCGAAGTTCGACACGCGCGGGCGAAGAACACCTTGCTTGACTCTGTCGGCATAGGGTTCGTTCTTCGCAGTGAGCCACGAGTGCGTGCGCAGCCAGTCGAAGAGGTGCTTGGCCGGATAGCCGAGCGTCTTTGCCGCCTCTCGAATGAGCATGTCGCCGTAGGAGGCCTCGACAGTCTCAGCAAAGGCAACCTTAGGAGCGTCCTCGGCGATCTTGTGTTCAAGCGCTGCGGTCTTCTCCAGAGATGAGGCCAGCTGTCGCAGCGCCGTCGGATAGTCCGGCAACGCGGGAGCGGATACCTTGGCCTTCGCAAGTTCGTCGCGACAATCGCTGAATGCTTTGACGAGGCGAATTTTGAAGGTGCGGGCGATCTCTGTGTTCTTCAGGTAGGTGAAGAGGAGCATTGCCTGGTTTTCGTTGAATAAGGCGACCTCGCGTTTTTGAGTGCCGCCATTCGTTTCAAAGGGTCGGGTTTCAAATCCAACCCTTCCGAAGGAGTTGAAGTCGTCCTCATACTTGCGCGTTAGCTTCATCACCGAAGCGTGTTCGATTTGAGCGCCGTCAGCGATGGTGAGAGAGTCGACGACCGGTTGGCCGTTGGTGAGTTTGATGATTTCATTCATTTGCGTTTTCATCCGTTACGGAAACGACAAGTTCAGCGGTCTCGATGAGGGCAGCCGCTGTTGCGATAGACGATTGGATGTCTTTGTAGGAGCTGAGAACTTGAGGGTTTTCGGTGGCGTCGAAAACCATTGTCAGGATGCTGCGTGCCTCTTGGCAGAGCGAAAGCGCCTGAGAGTGGGCCTCAGCTGAGGACAGAGAGTTGGAGAGCAACCCTCTGATGACGAAGGGCAAATTGAATGTTGACAGTGTCGCGGACGCGACAGCAGATTGACTGGCTTGCATAGCGAGTCTCCTTTGGGTGTTGCTGGAGCCTCGCGACCACTTTCCACGGTGGTGAGCGAGGCGCTACGGGGTGGAAATACCGTCCCAAAGGTGCCGGCCGCCGCAAGGGCGCCCGTAGGCCTCACTCGTAAAAGTGATATGCACGCACACAAAAAATCCGCTCGAACGAGAAGACGTAAGGCGGTTGTGCGCCTTTGGGGTTCGTCCGGGTTTCCACGCCCGATCACGCTTTTTCTCACGTGATGGGCTCATTGTATGCATGCGTTTGTCAGTTTGTCAACATTCGTTGCCGTATGATGTTGGGTGAGCTCGCGTCGTCACACGCGAGCCCACCATTTCTCACACTCGGAGTAAGCGAGCATGAAAACGTACCCGTACCCACAAGACCAGATCATGGAATACCTGCAGGAAGCGGCTGATAATGGAGAAGTGATTCAGCTGACCTATTACGGCGGAACTCGTCCTGGTGAGACGCGTTCTGTTGTTCCGACAACGGTTTATAAAACTCGTTTTCATGGAATTTGCATAGACTCCAATATTGAAAAAACATATCTGTACGAAAAATGCTACTTTCCGAAGATGTTTGGTGTTCAAAAGCGTAATGCTTTAGCAGATACTCCATCACGGTTTGCGGAAAGTTCAAAAAGGTTCGATACCTTTTCTGAAAGTGACTCAAATGCACGAGAAATCCGTAGATTGGAAGACCTAAAGAGAAGCAAAGAGAAACTTGAGAAAAGCAAGAAGGAGCTTGCAGACTCTGTGGGAGAGCTTAAGGAGTCTTGGAACGACTTGGCTCATATCGTCAAGACACGGGGCGGTACAAGACCGATTCGTCAGACAGCCCAGGAGCCGTTAACCACAGAAGAAAAGCCTTCAATCAGTCAGCGCGGCTGGTTCATCTTGGTTTGGTATGTTGTTTTCTTTCCGGTTGGTGTCACACTCACCTTGGTGAATCCGAGATACAGCAAGCAAAAGAAAGCAGTCATCGTGTTGTTGTTCGTTGCATTTTTATGCGTGATTTGGTCGATGCCTCAGCCTCAAACTCCGCCAGCGTAGTTCCCTTAAAACGGTACTTCGCCGTCGTCATAGGTCTGGGCTTGTTCTTGTACGCGTGAACGCCTTGCCGGTTCTTCATGTTGTTGTGCTCGATCCTTCGCGCTCTGGACGAATTGGAAGTGTTCGCAGATGACTTCCGTCACCCATCGGTCGGCGCCGTTTTTGTCTTTGTACTTTCTCGTTTGAAGACGACCACGGACCCAGATCGGCGAACCCTTGTGGAGATACTCGGCAATTGTCTCGGCAGTCTTGCCAAAGGCGACGACGGTGTTCCAGTCTGTGACGTTTTCGTATTGACCGTCCGCGTTTTTCACTCTACGGTTTGTGGCGACGGCCAGGGAAACGAACGCAAGGTTGTTCGTTCCGTAGCGGAGATCAGGGTCGCGGCCAAGACAGCCGCAAATGGTCACTTCGTTGATGTTCAGCATTGTTGTTCCTTTGAAATTCGGTTGATTTGTCGTTCAATCTTTTCGTGCATTGCTAGGTCGACCTTGGCGCTGAAACCGGGGATCAACAGGCGCAGTTGACCGATCATCACGAGGCAGTCGGCACACTCTTCCGCAAGGTTGTTTTCAAGCGCCGTGATGCACCGATACTTGCCGCCGGATGCTTCGGCCTGTCGGGCGAGCGCAAGACGTGAAGCCGCAGTTGCAGCCTCTCCGAACTCTTCGGCAGCCTTGAGCGTCTGATGGTCTCGCCCGTAGTGTCTGGCAATGTCTTTCAGTTCTTCGTCGATCATTCTTCGTAGTCCTCACACCAAGGACGGAAAGAAAGCTGATACCTTCTGACGTCCAGCTGTCGATCGTGCTCGTCGAACCAGTCCCGTCCGTTGAAGTACGCGTACATGCAGAATCCTTTGTGGCTGTCACGAGGGACGAGGCTGATCTGGTAGTGCCCGGGCTCCGGACGCTCTTTCTTGAATGAGCGCCAGCGTTCGTTGTCTTGGTTAGTCATTCCTGCTCCTTGATCTCTTCAATGTCCTGCCACTCGATCCGGACGTGCGCGAGGCATGCGCCTATCCATATGCCGACCGTGATGCCCTCGGCAAGCTCGCGATCTGTTATTCGCCCGGCTTTGTGAGCATCCGCAAACGCGGCTGCATACTTGTTCAGACGTTCGTGGAATTTGCCACCGGACAACGTCTCTAGTTTTCTTCGCGCTTTTTCATCGCGCACTCGGTACTTCATTCGATCAGTCCTTCCTCTTTCATGACACGGACCGGCTTCAGGTGATGCTTCATCACGTAGTGAAGAGCCTGGTCCATCTCTTTGTAGGTGAAGCCCTTGAATAGCTCGATCAGGCTCTGCAACAGGGCTTCTGCTTGCAGAAGGTTTTCTTTCGCAATAACGTGCTTCTCTTGCCAGATGCGCCAGGCGGCATCGACCTGACGCCATGCCGGCTCAATCTCACGCCTGAACTCTTCGCCTTCTTCGAGGTCGTAGGACAGGCGGTCAGCTAGAAGTAGAAGCCCAATCAAATAAGCCCACGATTCATACGTGGGCTCCGTTCTGAAGGACTGCAGGTGAATGCGGTAGTCGAGCTCGATGCTGGCGGCTGCGCGGTCTGACAGTCCCTTGTTCGCCGAGATGTCGAGCATGTCGAGGTAGCCGATGCGGTGCCTCCTTGGGTCGTACTTCTTCGTGCGCTTTTTCTTCGGTTTCTTACTGGCAGTCATCAGAATTGCCCCCTGATCTGAGACGCGAATGCAGGTATTGTGCGAGGCACCTCTGGCGGAAGCGTGAGGCGATAGACCTGTCCTGTAGCGCTGTTCATGCACTCGGAAACTCGCCACTTCTTTTCTTCCGTGTCGAGGCGCGCGTCCGCTGCCAAGAACGCGAAGAAAACGACCGTGATGACACAGTCTGCACCGAAGAAAAAGCCATGAACGAAATCCGAATGGATCGGCAGTAGAGCGGCGATCCACATCAGGCAGAACATGGTGACGTTTCTCCACTCAGAGATCATTCTCTCGATCAGGCTTTTGATGAAGAAGGTCGTCAGTTCGGTTTTTGAGTGAGGTCTCATTCCGCGTCCTCCTTTTCCATCTGTATGCGGATCGAGCGATAGTCCTTCAGCTTCCCGACCGCGTAGGACAACTTGTGGATGGCCGCATCGACCTCCTCCATGGTCGGAGGAGTTCGGCCCTTCCATTCATTTCGACACGACGTGGCGCATGCCGCGATGGCTTCCAGTGCAAAGAGCGCACGGCGACGATGTTCTCTTTCGTGCCTCATTCCTCATCCTCCTTCTGTTTGACGAAGTAGCCAATCGGGAAAAGCGTTGGCGCGATCTTTCCCTTGACCGGGACGTGGAGGATGTAGAAGCCACCCAGCGTACCTTTTGTATCGACTGGGTACAGGAACAACTCTCCGTCACACTCCGACTCAGCCTTGCGCATATCTTCCAGCGTCGCGCCGATGTGGCATGCGACCCGCTTGCGGATTTCCTTTTTCATTTCGACTGGCATTCTTCGTCCTCCTTGATCTTCGATATCAGGAACGTCTTGAGCACGAGTGCAGCATCGTCTTGCGAAACCTTGCTCACGTCCTCAGTAACCTTCTGGAAGATCGGCTTTGCTGCTTGGTTCAAGATGACGCAGGTGCGGGCTATCTCGTTCGTCGTAAAGTGGACTTCATAATGCCTGCCGTTCACGTAGAATCCGTAGCCCCACATATTCTGAGTGCCCTTGATTTCGCAGTTGAGGCGCTGCATCTGTACCCCTACCCACTCCGTTTGGGCCTTTTGGAAAGCCTTTGCGTCCTTCGCTGCCCGCAGGATCGAATTCGCGATTTGCTCGGCTTCGAAGTGCCAAATGTCGGCGATATAGCCCCCTTCTTTGACTAGGACTCTTACAGAGGCCCCGTGCCTTTCGATAAGCGCTAGAAAGTCGCGATCCTCGTCAAGCGTGTTGTCGTAGTATTCCTTTACCCATGGCATGCCGACGATCTCGGCAATCGCGGCCTGAGCGGCCTCATCAATTTTTACTGTCTGGCTCATTCTTCGGTCTCCCACAGAGCGTATCTGGCGGTCACATCCTTATGCCCAAAGGCGTTTAGCCGGCCGTCCCAAAAAATCGGCAGCCGGTGGAACGAGCCGAACGGGATGAAGTCTTGGCCGTCGAAAACCGCAAACCCCTGAAAAAGGGTCTTGCCGTAGTAGGGTTCCGGCGTGCCAGTGTTTTGATCCTTTTCTTTGACTTCGAGCCTGAGCGGCAAGCCGCGCGGCGGCGTCGTGTCCGGGAAGTATTTCCATTGCGTCATGCTTCGTCATCCTCATCCCACGGGCGGAAGCGTTTTACAGGAAACGCAAACTCATAGTTTTCAAACGACTCTCCACTTGGGTATCGCCATTTTCCGTTTTCAAAAACAAGACATGTTTTCATTTGGTTGCATTCAACCCGCATCAAGACTCCCTCCGGCGGCTCGACTTCGGGGAAGGAGTTCCAGCCGTGCGGGTTGTATTCCCTTAACGATTCGAGCATGTCAGACGTTACCTCTAACATGAGGTGCGGATTCTTGCTGAAGTGCAGAAAGTCAGGTTCTGAGGATTGCGTTGTGTAGTACGGAAGTCTTCCCAACATCCGGGATAACCCCCCGTTACTGATCTCGTCGAGCTTCTTCTGCAGCTCGCGGTCTTTGAGTCTGAATCTCATTTGTTTCTTCGTACGAAAAGCCCCGCACGAAGCGGGGCTTGAATGGGTTACTGGTGCTTGAAGCTGAGGCGAATGTCGCCGTTGTCTTCAACGGTCATGGAGGTGCCGGCGATCTTTTTCAATGCTGCTAGATCAAACGCAGGCGTCTGTTCGGCGGGCACCGTTTCAGCGACGGGTTGGTCGACGGTTTCCTCGCTTTCTTCAGCGGTTTCTTCAGTGTCGTCATAAGCAAACATCAGAGCACTGATTTCGTTGCTTTCGATTTTGGCTCGCTCGATTGTGAGTGCGTAGTTGCAGACGGAGTGGGCGATATTCTGGAGGACTTCCTTGTGTTCGCTTTTGTGGCTTTCGAACGCGATCAAGAGAGCCGATTCGACGAGGAGAGAAGTGTCGATGTCGTCGATCCGGTTGTCATACTGATTGTTGATGTCGAACAGAGCGGACCGGATGATTTCATGGGAGGTTGCTTTTTTAAGCATGAGCTTCTCCTTGTAGAGATAATGGGTTAGAGATAATGGGTTAATTGTTTTCGTGGATTTCGTCGTCAACGACCGGGGCTTCGAGATACTGCTCTGCAGCGGTGCCTTTCTCTATGAACTCGCCTTCAATGAAGTCCTGCTGCGTTACTGCTTCGCCACGGTCCGACTTCTCGTCGATCTCGACTGCGCGGACGGCCTCGATGCTGACGGGGAGGTATTTGAAGAGGCGCCGGATGACGGTCTTCTTTGCCATCTCGTCCCAATGCGAGGACCAGGGGCCAGAGGTGCCTGCTTTTGAGGTCTTGCGCACAGCTTCAATCTCGGCGCGTGACATAACCTCGAATTGAACCCCGCCGCCCTTGAGCTTCGCGACGGCATAGACGTGAGTGACCTTTCCTCGATCCGCAACCGACGCAGGGATGTGCTCGATGTCCGGATCAAGACCGAGCTTGTAGTTGAAGGTGTCCTGTTCGTGCACGCAGTATGCGGAGAGGCTGACGATCTGTCCGGATCGACGTGCGAGGTCGATCATTCCTCGGTAGCCGATGATGAGCTGGGCGTTCGGACGACCAGACTTGTCTTTGCCATTCCCGAAGGGCAGCAGGTAGCAATGCCCGAGCGCGGAACCTGGCTCAAGGCCGAGAGCAGCGCACTGGAGGACTGCGCCGTAAAAGCTCTCAGGGGCGCACTTCAGAAGAGCCGGTGCCTTGCGGCACTCAGTCATGACGATGCGCGTCAGGCGATCAGCAGTCATGCTCTTCGGAAGTGCCAGGGCCATCTGTGCCTGAAACTTTTTCGAGCGCACGACGTCGATGACGGTTGCGGCTTTGACCTGTTGCACGACGGCGGTCTGTGCGGCGGCAGGAGCGACCTGCGATTTGAGAACGTCAGTAGTTGACATGAGTTTCCTTTTTAAGCGAGTCGAAGGATTCGGGTGGAGGTGGTCTGCACGAAGTCTTTGTACAGATCCGGGTGTTCTTTTTTGAAGGTGGCGGAGGAGAAACGAGAGCTGTCCTGTGCTTTGAAGGTGACAGCCTTTTGACCACCGATCGTGAGTCCGGTCTTTTCACCGATTGCGAGGATCACGCGAGAGGCGACGGCCTTCTCTTGCTCCTGAAGCTCTTTGATCTGTTCTTTGATCGTTCGGAGCTCGCCGATGTCGGCGGCTTCGTCGTTACTGGCTTCTTTCAGCTCGCCGTTGTCGCGGGAGTAGAGCTTCTTGATGTCGTCGACGTTGATGGGATCGGGAGCAACATCAGCAAGGACCTTCTCAAACCAGAAGACTCGGCATTTTTCGACGATGGCTTTGATCACGTCCTCGTCGCGCTGCACTTCGTACATTCGGAAGTCCTGACCGCCGATGAGAACAGCGACATAGAACTTCTTGATGCCAGTCACCGCCATGTACCACTGAATCTGCGTTTCGTAGTAGAGCGGAATCTGGTGCTCGGTGACGACCTTGCCGGACACGATCTCATCTTCCTGCGAAGGTCCCCACTTGTCGGCCATGAAGGCGTTTGCGGTCTTGCATTCGAGGCCAACGTCGGTCGAAAGCATGAGTCCTGTTTGGGCTGCCTTCTCGGGCTTGTGGACGCGGACCGTCTTAGCAATCTGCTCGTTGACGATCGCCCGGTCGATGTTGCCGCGCATCCAGCCTCCCTCGCCGGTTGAGAGGAGGAAGTTCACGCGTTGAATTTTCATTCCGGTGCGCTTGCTGAACTCTTTTGCAACCACGTCTTCAAGCGTCGTTCCCCAGTAGGCTGCCTCACCTGCCGGCGACCCTTCGGTCTTCCCGGTTTTCTCTTCCCAGAGGCTCCAGGGAGTCTTGTAAGGATTGAGTCCGAGAACGGTGGCGACGTCTGAGCCACCGATGCCCTTCGTGCGCTCTAGCAACCAGGCATCGCGTTCCATCTCTGCAGTCTTAATTGCTGCCATTCAAAACTCCTTGAAAGATCGCTGCCGCAACAATTGCGAGCGCTCCTGCGAGAACAACGACCTTCCAGATCAGCGAGGGTCGTTCACACGAAAAAGGCTCGACGTTCTGGCGAGCCTGCTTTGCTGCGCGCCGCTGCTCGAGCGGTCGCTTTCGAGTAATCCGTTTCATGTCGAAATCCTGGGGGATGTGGTCAATCGTCTTGACTGGGTCTGAGTAGCTCATTGGGTTACCTTGAAAATCCCGCGTTGAAAAGCTTTGTAGACTGCTTCTGCGGCAGTTCTCGCGCAAAGCACGCTCATCATTTCCTTGTGGTAGTACTTGACGGTCGTTATCGCGATGCCCATCTTTTCGGCGATTTCGCGTCGTCTGAGACCTTTCGCGACGAGCGTGAGGTACTCGATTTCGCGCGGTCTCAGGTTTTTGCGCGGTTCCGCTTTCATTCGAGCACCTCGCCTTCGTCCTCGTCCTCTTCGTCGTAACTTTCTTCGTCCTCGTCCTCGTCTTCTTCGTCAGGGTCGGGGCCGCACCACTTTTCGTAGTCGTCAGGTCCGCAGCCGTCGGGGTAGTTCCAAGCCATGTTTGTCTCCTAGTCAAAAATCCAGTGATAGAGGGTGGCCGCAGCCATTGCTGGCAGGATCACGAGACCGAAGAATCCGAGAAGGCCTTCGAGGCCATCGATGAGGTACCCGAGTACGCCAGAGCGCTGAGGCTCGGTACCGTCCGTGCCGAAGTAGGTCCGCTTCGCCAGGTCGTCGAGGTAAGTAATAAAGCGCTTCATGACGCCTCCGAAAAAAAAGAAAAGACATTCAGACGCCCTCGCTCGGAAGAACTGCCGGCTCGTGATGGCACGGGCAAGGGCGCGTGAATGTCTTTTGGGTTTGTGGTGGGTGAGGGAGCCGGGGTGAACGCAAAAGCCTCTCGTCTGCAGATGCCCCGGCTTTGGGATTCGTCGGAGTGTCGCGGCACAGTGCGACAGGAACGAACCGGCTCATATCTGCGTCAAGCCGTTTGCCCTCGAAGTCGTTACGGAAGTTCGTCCAGGACGCACTGGACGTTGCAGGCGACCTGCTCGTACTTCTCCGTGACAATAAACGCCACCTTGGAATAGTCAAACTTCTCCGCTGCGGGGCAGTGGATGACGGTCGGCTCGGTCTTCATGTAGAAAGCGAGCGCGGCGGCGTTCGCGATGCTCATGAGCGCGTACTCGTGGACATCAGCTTCGCTGCAGGTCTCGCGACCGATCGAACGGAGGTGATGCGCCAGTCGGGCGTCGAAGTCGTTGCGCTTCATTCTTCGTCCTCCTCGTCGTCATCGTTGAGCAAACCAGTCAGAAGGGCGTCAGCGGAGTTGAGTGCACCGATGTACGCATCGTCGTCGCCCCGGATGTAGGCCTTAGCGGCCTCATCCATGAAGTCTTTGATGTACTCGAGGTAGTCGAGCTTGTCCTTGTCCGTCATTGTGTTCTCCTGATAAGCCGTCCCGCGTGTCGCTCTTTGCGGGTGCCCGCGAGACGGCTGTGATCTTTATGAAAGTCCATCCAAGCGCTCTCGCGCCAGTCCCCTACGCATTGAACACATGCGCAAGAACGCTTGAATCGACTTTCTGCTGTGCACGGCCCCGCGTTTTCCGCAGGCAACCGCTCGGGTCTTCGTGACCTCTGCCTCTCTCAGCTGCATCAGCTACGTCCGCCGCTCCGTGCTTCTCAACACCTGCCACCACGCGTCCGCGTTTTCATGTCTGCCCTCCCGGTTGTTGCCGGCAGGTTGGTGTTGAATGGTTTCTTCTTGCTATGTGCTGTTGAAACCAATCAACACCATTGATGTTACACCAAAATAAAACCAATATGGTTGCTGTAGGGTGTTGTTGAGGTGTATAAATTGGGGAGTTGTTGACGCGCATCAATGACGCTGAAATTAAGACAAAAAAAGCCCGCCTTGAGTGGCGGGCTTGATTTGGTTGTGTTATGGGGTTTGGTTTAGTAGGTGTTGAATGATCCGCAAACGACGCCGACGACCTCTAAACCGTGTTGCATGGAGTGAAGGATTGGATAGTCTGGGTTCAGCGGCTTCAGGTCAAAGAGTTCTCGACCTTGATCGTCGTATCCGGTGACGACATATTTCTTGAAAGTCGTCTCTGTGAGAATGCCAGACGTAGAACGTGCGATGACGAAGTCTCCAGGTTTTGGCAGCCTATTGGGGTCGACGAAGAGCAGTTGTCCTTCTTGGAAATTTGGCGACATGGAGTCGCCTCTTACGCGAAGAGCAAAAGTTTTCTCCGGCAATGTTTCTGGGACGATCGCCCATTCATCGTATTGTTCTTGTCCGTTGTCTGTAAGCATTCCCGCCTGCACATATGAAAGGATTGGTATGCGCTTGAAACGTATCGTGCTTACTTGGGGGTTGCCGAGTTCTGCGTTTTCCGTGTCAAGTGTTCCTGGAGGAAGGTCAAGCTTATCTTCAATCTCTCTAGCGATTCGTGCTCCAAAAGACTTCGTTCCTCTGATCATGTCATTGATCTGCTGCGGAGCTTTGCCCAGTATCTCGGCCAATCGAGACCGCGAGCCATTCAGCTCTGCCAGACGACTCAGGTTTGCAATGCGTATCCGCTTCAGGGCGTCTTTTTCATTCGTACTCATAAGAAGTACCTCCCTTCCGCAATAGTAGTGTGAAAGGTGTATGCGCGGCAACATGTTCGGCAACCAACAAAAGCGCCGAAAATGTTGTATTATGGTTTAACACCAAAACAACACCTATGGGTCTGAGATGACGCCTCGAGCGCTCGAATATTTCAAATCGCTAAAGCCTATCGAGAAGAAGGCCTTGTGCCAAAAAGCAGGCATTTCTGTCCGCTGGCTTCACAACTGCATGTATGTCCCGTCGAAGAACTTCAGCCCGGAAGTCGCTGAGAAGATCGAGATGGTTTCTTGTCGAAAAGTGACGCGCGAAGACCTGCGCCCAGATATTGACTGGTCGCTTATTCGCTAAGGGGACGCCATGAGCTTCAAGGTTTCCGCACTGGCATGGATGGTTCCGGTTGAAAAATCAACCGAACGTCTTGTGCTCCTCGCTCTTGCCGACCGGGCCGATGACGAAGGCAAGAACTGCTATCCGTCCGTCGAGACCATTTGCGGCATGACGCAGATGAATCGAAAGACGGTATTTGCTGTCATTTCGAGACTTGCGGAACGTGGCGTTTTGTCAGTGCGCAAGCGAGAGGTGCACAACTCGAATGAGTACCTTCTGCACATAGAGGATTGGCCCAAAAACGGAAGTACCGAAAACGGTACGACCCAAAAACGGGACAACCCAAAAACGGTACGCCAGTTGTCCCAAAAACGGTACGTCAGTTGTCCCGAAAACGGTACGACAGTAGTACCGAAAACGGGACACGAACCTATCAATGAACCTATCAATAACCAATCAATAACCAGTAGAGAAGACGCGCCGCCAAAAGCCAGAGCCAAGAAAGGCGAGGCCTGGAAAAAGTGGATCAAGGTCGAAAAGCCGGCTGAAGTTCCTGATGACCTCTGGAAGCAATTCGGAGAGATTCGCGCCCTGAAGAAGATGGCCTTGACAGAAAGAGCGCTTGAGCTTCTTCGAACTGAAGGAGAAAAGGCTCACATGACGCTGCTTCAAGTTGTAGAGACGTGTTGCGGCAATGGCTGGGCAGGCTTCAAGGCTTCCTGGTTGACGAAGGCGATCGGTAACGCCTACCGAAAGCCGCAGAACATCACCCAGACGGCTGAATACCGAGAACGACTTCAGGCCTGCTGCCGAGGTGAAGGCAGAACCGAAAAACTCGCCGACGACGGCGTAACGATCATTGTGGATTGAGGGAAACAACATGAAAAAAGCAGAAGGCTTGGTCGGCCTGTTGGGCTTTGCAGAGGGTGAAGAGGAGCGGGTATGCCCAGAGCATGGGCGGTATATCTCGCACCTGACCTACCTGAAGGGAGAGCTCAAGAATGCGAGCGGATGTCCGAAGTGCCGAGCGATCCAGTTGCAGAAGCGGCAGGAAGACGAAGAGCGCGAACGAAAGGAACGTGAAGAGCTTGAAAAGCGCCGCGCGTATGAGCAGACGCTGGACCGAACGGCCATCCCGACCAAGTACCGATCCAGAACGCTTGCATCCTTCAGAACCGATGGGAACGACCATAAAGCGAAGGTGCTCAAGATCGCCGAGTCCTACATCACAAAGTTCGACGCGCTTCGCCAGTCCGGCATAGGGATGGTTTTCATCGGCGAATGCGGGACCGGCAAGACCCATCTGGCGTGTGCGGTGCTTCAGGAACTCTTGAGCAAGTGCGCCGGCATCTACACGACGGCACATGAGATGGGGCAGAGGGTTGCCGATTCCTGGGGCTGCAGAGAGACGGGTAAGACGACCGCAGACGTCAAGCGAGCCTACAAAACCTGTCCGCTGCTTGTCGTCGATGAGGTCGCAAAGGAAGACGCGAAGCCGATCACAAAGGAAGTCCTCTCAGAGGTCTTGTACGCCCGCTACGACACTCAACTTCCGACCATCTGGATCACCAACGCCGATCCGGCGCTGCTGAAGAGCGCGATAGGAGAGCAGGAGTACGACCGGCTCAAAGAAACATGCAAGTTCATCCGGTTCTCGTGGCCGAGCATGCGGAAGAACGACATCGATTTTTAACAAAGGAGGAGTCATGAAAGAAAGTGACGAATATCGCCTCGGACGATCTGCCGCATTGCGTGGTGAGTCGATGGCGAAATACCAGAGCCTCACGGCTCGAATGAATCCCAAAAAGAGAGCAGCCTTCGTGCAGGGCTACTTCGATGGGCAAAAACAAAAGGAATTCACATCAAAGAAATCAAAGTGAGCTGGCAACTTGAGACGGCCTCCGGGGAACCCGTGACGGTCTATCTCTGCCAAAGAACTGGAGAAGGTTTCTCCAGCCCACTCTTTCGACCAAATGGCGAGATGTTCGTCGGGATCGAGACTGACTCCGGATTCTGGGTGGCTGAGGCGCCCGTGGGCGACACCGAAGTCGAGGAACTCAAAGAGATGGCCGTCCGTCAGCTCTGCGAAACATGAACAAAAGGAATGACAGCAATGAATTTCACAATCGAAGGACTCCCCAAGGGGAAAGGGAGGCCGCGCTTCACTCGCAGCGGCCACACGTACACGCCGGACACGACGCGAAAGTATGAAGCGCTCGTGACGGCCAGGGCAAAGGAGGCAATGATCGGCAAGAGAAAGATCGAAAAGCCGAACGCGGTCCGGGTAGACATCCTCGCCATCTTCCCTGTGCCCTCGTCATGGTCTAAGAAACGCCGCACAGCGGCTCTGCAAGGTGTCGAGCATCACGTCTCAAAGCCGGACCTTGACAACGTGCAGAAGGCGATTCTTGACGGCATGAACGGCATCGTGTTTGAAGACGACTCGCAGGTGATCGACAGCCGGACCAGAAAGGCGTACGGACCCGAGCCGGGTGTAAAAGTTTTTATTGACGAGGTGAAGCATGGATGATGCTGACCGAGCTGCCAGAAGCGATGAGTGGATCATGCGTGCGGCGATAGAGGAGAGAAAGCCCGAGGGACCGAGGCCGATCGTAGTGAGCTTGTGTTTGAACTGCGGGAAAGTGATCGAGAGGGTACCTGCAACGGTTGATGGAGTTCGGAATGTTCGACGCTGGTGTTGTGCCGCATGTCGTGATGAATGGGAAGAGGAACATGAACGCTGAAGAAAAGATTCTCGAAGATCGTCTGCTCAACTGGGGACGGTGGAACCAAGACCCAAAGCGGCAGGGACGCTCTCCGCTGTGCGCCTTCATGGAAGCCGTGCCGGACGACGATAAGGACAATGACGCGCCTGTCGAACGGCATGACGGGCCGCCGCCAGTGGATGTCAGCGATGCCCTGCTTGTGCAGAGGGCGTGGGAACGTCTCCCGGTTGCGCCGGAACGCTATAGAAAGGCGAAGATGGTCGTTGGCGTTGCATACGCCTTCCACGTGCCTTTTATGGACCTGAAGCGCATCCTGAGGAAGTATCACCGCATCAATCTTCACGAGCGGGAGTTTGATGGACTGGTAGAGATGGGCAGGAAGATGATTCGAAACAATCTGCTCAAACTCGAAGGAATGCCGCCTAAATGAGTTATACTAAAAGGACAATTTGAAGCTGTGTGATCAGCGGGGCCGTTTTCTGGGATAGGTGTATCTTCAGAAAACGGCATGCCTTTTTGCGTAGGCGGGTTCGAAACCCAGATGTAAGCCTGTAGGAGTGATCCTGCGGGCTTTTTTCGTTTACAACACCGCGCAAGCCTAGCCGGGGACGGAATGTCCCCAGGAAGCTCACTCCGCGCGGTTACCTTTTTGCTACCTTAGGGCAGTTTGCTCCGAGGTCGGGGCGGGGAGAAATCCTCGCCCTCTCTAATTCCTTGGGTTACCTATGAAGAAAGCTATTGTGGCGGCCATTGCGGTCGCCTTTTTCATTTCTACTGCAGCGGAAGCACGAGGTGGTCGTGGGTTCAGCGGTGGACGTTCGTTCTCCCGTCCTGCTCCTACGAAGAGCTATGCACCGAAGCGCACGACTGTTGTGAAGAAGAACACGACCGTCATCCAATCTGTTCCTGCCTCTTCCGGCGGTGGCTTCTGGAGTTCTCTCTTCGGTGCGACCGCAGGATCGATGGCCGGCAACGCTATCTACGATGCTGTGACTGATGACAAGAGCCAGACGCCTGTGCAGGCTCAACCTCAGCCTCAGCCCGCTCAGTGATGGGGCGTCGAATGAGCGACGGAGAGCTTGGGTCCTCCCGGGGCTTTTTGAGGTCTGCGGGTCGGACGGGTCCCGAAAACGGTCTAGATGCAATTTTCAAAAGGGTGTTCATGAACATTTCACTTTACGCTTTCCGTGAACGGTTTACGCCTGCCAGTGCTTGCCGGTATTGAAGCGAAAGCGCGAACGCGTGAAGATGGAATTACCAAACAAAATGAGGTGTTGGCATGGCGAACGATGGCGTCAGCATGCGAGAGTTTGCGCGCCAAGTCGGACGTAGTGCCGCATATGTAAGCGGGAAGTGCAAGACTGGCGAGCTGCCTCTTGTCGACGGAAAGATTCCGTTAGAAGAAGGCCTGAAAGCCTTCAAGGCTCTGGTCAAGTCTGAAGAACGAAAAAAGGCGAGCCGCCGGACGTCCAGAAGGACGACGGAAGTGTTCACGGGTGATGACGAAGACGACAAACAAATATCGTCTGCGCTGAACGTTAACGAGGCGTTCAACAAGGCCCGGCTCGCAAAAGAGGTCGCGACCGCAAAGATCAAAGGCCTCGAATACAAAAAGCTCAAGGGCGAGTACGTAGCGGTTGCAGATGTTGAGGCGGACGCGAGGGAGGCGGCAGCAATGCTCCGTAACTTCGCAATTTCCGCACCGACTCGATACTCGGCGTTGCTTGAAAACCGAACGCAGCGCGAAGCTGAGGAAGTCCTTGAAGACATCTTCCGCGACCTTCTGAAAACAATCAACGGCTCGCGGTTTGCAAAGGAGTGATGACATGGGCATTTGGTCCAAGGCGTGGGCGCAAGCTTGTCGCCCGATCTCTCGTTTGACCGGGAGCCAGTGGGCCGATAAGTTCCGCGTCGTTGCTTCCGGTACGTCTCCTGAGGCGGGCATGTGGCGCACAAGCCGAACGCCGTATTTGCAGGAGCCGATGGATTCTGCGACCGACAGACGCACGGAAATCGTCGTCATGTGTTGCTCTTCGCAGCTCGGCAAGTCGGAGATGCTCCTGAACATCATGGGCTACTACGCCGATCAGGAGCCCGCGCCTCAGCTTATGCTACAGCCGACCGTTGAAATGGCCGAGGCGTTCTCGAAGGAGCGCATCGAGCCCATGTTCCAGAACTCTCCAGGCTTGCAAGGCAAGCTCGAAGAAGGAAAGGACGGTCGCGGTTCCGCGAAAAAGTCAAGCACGACAATTCGCATGAAGCACTTCCCCGGTGGCTACCTTGCCCTTGTCGGTGCGAACTCGCCGGCGGGGCTTGCGTCCCGTCCGATTCGCGTCCTGCTTTGTGACGAAGTGGACCGCTACGGCGTGACGAAAGAAGGGGACCCTCTGAAGCTTGCCATTCAGCGAACTCAGAACTTCGGAAACCGAAAGATCATTCTTGTCAGCACGCCGACCATCAAAGGCGCGTCGAAGATTGACGACTGGTACGAACGAAGTGATCAACGTCGCTTCTTTGTCAAGTGCCCGCATTGCGGTGAGGAACACATTCTGCAATGGGCAAACGTGACCTGGCAGAAAGACGACGAAGGGAATGCGCTGCCGATGACAGCAAGCATGCATTGTCCAGAGTGCGGTTGCATCACGAGAGGCGCTTACAAGCCCGACCCGAAGCTACTGCAGAGCGGTCGTTGGATTGCAACGAACCCCGGAAGCAAGATCAAGGGCTATCACGTCAACGCGCTCTATTCGCCTTGGGTCAATTTGCACGATCTGGTGGAGGAGTTCGTTTCGGTGAACCACAACCGCGACAAACACGGCCTCATGGAGTTCGTGAATTTGAAGCTCGGCGAGGCCTGGGAGGAAATCAACCCTGACGCCGACAACTGGGAGCAACTGTTCAACCGGCGCGAAAGCTATCCGCCAAACGGCGTCCTCCCGGAAGGCGTCTTGCTACTGACCGCTGGCATCGACGTTCAGCACGACCGTCTCGAATGCACGGTCTATGGATGGGGCGTCGGGCGGGAGTGTTGGGGCATTGAACATCGAGTGCTTTATGGCCGCCCGGACGATCCGCGAACATGGCAGCAGCTTGATGCAATCCTGCAGCGGCAGTATTCGATGCAAAACGGCGTCCATGTTTCGGTCGCTTGCGCCTGCGTTGACTCTGGTGACGGTACCTACACAACGAACGTCTACCAGTACACGAAAGCCCGAGAACGAATGCGCGTTTTCGCGATCAAGGGGCGAGGCGGCATCGGTGTCCCGTTCATCAACACGCCGACGAAGAGCAACGCGATGAAGGCAACGCTCTTCACGCTCGGTGTTGACAGCGGAAAGTCGCTCGTCATGAACAGGCTTTCCGTGCAGGAACCTGGTCCGAACTTCGCGCACTATGCGGCGCAGGAGGACAGGGGCTTTTCTGAAAACTTCTTCAAGCAGTTGACCGCTGAGGTGCTTGAAAAACACTTTGAAAAAGGCGTCGTGAAAATGGCGTGGAAGAAAATCCGCGAACGCAACGAGGCCCTTGACTGCGCGGTCTACGCGACTGCCGCACTCGAATTGCTGAACCCGAACTTCGAGTTCCTTGCCGACTTCTACCAGAACGGCGGGGCCCTCAGACAGCAGACCGCTCCCCGCAAGCCGCGAGGGACGCTGTCGAAGGGAATAACCGTGTAAGGAGTTGCAAGTCTAGTGCGACAAGAGAAAACGCAGATCGAATACGTTAGCGTTGACAATCTGAAGGCGTACGAGCGAAATGCTCGAACGCACAGCGACGAGCAGGTACAGCAAGTCGCAGAATCGATCAAAGAGTTTGGGTTCACAAATCCCGTTTTGATCGACGAAAACAACGAGCTCATTGCAGGCCACGGTCGAACAATGGCCGCGAAGTCGATCGGCATGAAGGAAGTGCCGGCGATTCGCCTGAAGGGGCTCACAGCTGCGCAGAAGAAAGCGCTGCGCATTGCCGACAATCAGTTGGCACTGAACGCCGGATGGGATGAGGAGCTTCTCCGCATCGAGCTCGGTGAACTTCAGGAACTTGACTTCAACCTCGATGTCATGGGCTTCTCTGACGAAGAGCTCGACCTTCTGCTTGATGGGACCGGCTCGATTGATGACGACGAGGAGCACGGGAAAGACGCTGAGGAAATCGCGGAACCGTCAGAAGACCCGGTTGTCAAGCCTGGCGAACTTTGGCTCCTTGGGGACCATCAGCTGTTGTGCGGAGATTCAACACGCATCGATGATCTTGTTCGCTTGTGCGAAGAAGGCAGCGTCGATCTGTATTTGACCGACCCGCCTTACAACGTGGCCTACGAAGGCGCGACGAAAGACAAGCTGACGATTCAGAACGACAACATGTCGGACGAGAACTTCCGAAAGTTCTTGATTGATGCCTTCTCTACTGCTGATTTTGCCATGAAGCCAGGAGCGTCTTTCTACATCTGGCACGCGGACGCTGAAGGCTACAACTTCCGAGGCGCGTGCCGAGACAACGCGTGGAAGGTGCGCCAGTGCCTTGTGTGGAACAAAAACTCTCTTGTTCTTGGTCGTTCTGACTACCAGTGGAAGCATGAGCCGTGCTTGTACGGCTGGAAGGAAGGCGCGGGGCATGCCTGGTACTCGGACCGTAAACAAACGACGGTTCTCGACTTCGATAAGCCGTTGAGGAACGGGGATCACCCGACGATGAAGCCGGTTGATTTGTTTGAGTATCAGATCGGCAATTCCACAAAGAAGGGCGACGTCGTTCTCGACAGCTTTGCCGGCTCTGGCACGACCGTCATTGCTTGCGAGAACACAGGTCGTAAGGCTCGGGCGATGGAGCTCGATCCACGTTACTGCGACGTCATCATCAAGCGATGGCAGGACTTGACGGGAGAGGACGCGGTTCGTGAAGACGGCGTGACGTTCAACGACTGCAAGTAATCACAAACAAAGGAGGCATCGAAATGTCTTGGATCACCATAGACGAGGCCCGCGCGAATCTGAAGATGTGGCTCGATGCCGAACGCGCGGTCGCCTCTGGCCAGTCTTACAAAATCGGAACGCGTAGCTTGACGAGAGCTTCGCTCTCAGACATTGCAGCTCGCATCAAATACTGGCGCAACGAGATCGACAAGCTCGAAAACGGCCGTAAGGGGGCACGTGTAATGCGTGCCGTCCCTCGCGACCTGTAAGGAGGCTTGCAAATGAATCTGCTTGACAAAGCAATCAGGGCGATCAGTCCTGAGCGCGCGTTGAAGCGTTATGAAGCCCGCCGAAAGCTCGAAATTCTCAACAGCGGATATTCGCGGCACGGTGGCTCATACGCCAAGAAGTCCCTTATGGGATGGCTATCCGGCGGGAGCGACGCGGACGCGGACATCGTTGACAACTTGGAGACGCTTCGCAATCGCTCGCGCGACCTCTATATGGGTTCGCCTCTTGCAACTGGCGCGCTCAAGACCGTTCGAACGAACGTCGTTGGGTCCGGGCTTGCGCTGAATGCCCAGATCGATGCGAAGTTCCTAGGCCTTACCGAGGAGCAGGCGAAAGAGTGGGAAGAAAACACCGAACGTGAATGGCGGCTGTGGTCTGAAAGCGTGAACTGCGATGCGGAAAGACGGCAGACGTTCTTTCAGCTTCAGTCTTTGGTGCTCCTTTCTGCGTTGATGAGTGGCGACGTCTTTGTGACGATGCCGATCATCCCGCGCAAGGGCTGCGCCTACGACTTGCGAATCGGCCTCATCGAAGCCGACCGCGTGTGCGATCCGCTGAACCCTCCGACGACAGCTAATGTCCTCGGCGGCATCGAGGTCGGGACATACGGCGAGACCGTTGCCTACTGGGTGGCGAAACATCATCCGGGCGCGATCCCTCGCATTGGTCAGGACCTGCAACAGGAATGGAAGCGCGTGCTGGCTTTCGGCACAACGACGGGGCGTAGAAACGTTTTGCACATCATGGCAGACGTTGAACGTCCTGCGCAGCGCCGAGGCGTGCCGATGCTTGCTCCGGTCATCGAGGCCTTGAAGCAACTTTCAAGGTATTCGGAAGCCGAGCTGATGGCGGCGGTCGTGTCCGGAATGTTCACGGTCTTCGTCAAGAGCAACACTCCCGATTCTCCACTCGGACAGGCTTTCAATCCCGCGATGCAAGTCGACAAGGACCCGAACGCCTATGAAATGGGTAACGGGTCGATCGTCGCCCTTGACGAAGGTGAAGAGGTCCAGATCGCGGACCCGAGTCGACCGAATCCGAACTTCGATCCTTTCGTGATCGCTATTTGTCGCCAGATCGGTGCGGCGCTGGAGATCCCTTACGAGCTTCTCGTGAAGAACTTCACAGCGTCCTACAGCGCGTCGAGGGCTTCGCTTTTGGAGGCTTGGAAGATGTTCCGCATGCGCCGCGAATGGCTCGTGGGGAACTTCTGTCAGCCGATCTACGAGGAGTGGCTGACCGAGGCTGTTCTGAAAGGTCGTGTGCAAGCACCCGGCTTCTTCGATGATCCGGCAATCCGTGCAGCTTGGTGCGGGGCCGAATGGTTCGGCGATGCGCAGGGACAGCTTGATCCGCTGAAGGAAGCCAACGCGGCGAAGGTCCGTGTCGATGAAGGCTTCAGCACTCGAGAACGCGAGGCGGCTGAGCTCACCGGCATGAAGTATGACCAGGTTCACGCGGTGCGAAAGCGCGAGGAGGCAATGCGCAGGGAAGACGGTCTGAGTGCGACAGCTCCGGCTCAACCGATGACGGAACCGGAGAAGGAGGAAACAGATGAAGAATAAGTTTTGGAACGTCAAGGCCGAGGGGAAACGGGCGCAGCTCGATCTTTTCGGCTATGTCGGCGGGTCGAAGGACGATCCGTGGGGGAAGGGCTTCAACGAGGCTGAATTCCTCGCGGACTTCCGAAAAATCCCGTCCGATAGCCCTCTTGATATTTCGATCAATTCGTTCGGCGGGGCCGTCTATACGGGCTTGTCCATTTATTCGCTTCTAAAGGCGCATAAGGGACAGATTACCTTCCGAATTGACGGCGCTGCCATGAGTGCTGCGACGATCATCACGAGCGTGCCTGGCGCGAAAGTCGTCATGCCGAGGGGCTCAATGATGATGATCCACAAGGTCAGCTCTGGCGTCTGGGGGAACACGGACGACATGAGAAAGGCGGCGGACGACATGGAGAAGCTTGAGGACAACCTCATTGACATCTATGTCGAAAAGACCGGTCGCACGGTTGCCGAGATCAAGGAAAAGGTCAACGCCGAGTCCTATTTCACAGCAGAAGAGGCTGTGGAGTTCGGTCTGGCTGATGAGATTGATGAAACGACGGAGGTCAAGAACACGGCTTCTGGCGGTTTCGTCATGTTAAACGGCCTGAAGGTAGATTCGCGTTTCTTTGCGAATGCGCCGAAGGGCTTCATTCACGCGGAACAGCCCAAGGCATCCGCAGTTCAAAAGGAGGTTCACAAGATGAATCTGGAAACGTTGAAAGCGGAACATCCTGACTTGGTGCAGGCGATCCGCGAAGAAGCTATTGCCGAAGGCGCTACGAATGAACGCGCACGCATCCAGGCGATCGAAGACATCGCTGTCGCAGGTCATGAAGACCTTGTGAACGCAGCGAAGTTTGACGGCAAGACGACCGCAGAAGCGCTTGCAGTTCAGATCCTGAAGGCCGACAAGGCTCGCGGCGCACAGATGCTCAAGGATCGCAAGAGCGACGCGAAGGCTCTTGAGGGTATCGAATCGGAAGGCAATGAAGGCCTTGATCCGAAGGCAGAAGCGAAGGCAAAGCTGGACGCCGAAATGAAGGCGGCCATTGAAGCAGGTGCGCGCGCCTTCGCTCGCAAGTAAAGGAGGAAGAAGAAATGGCAATGCAAGAAACTCATACGACGACTGTCGACAATCTTTTCGCTGCGTCGCAGATCATGCCGGTTGTTGCTGACAGCATGATGGTCAAGACTAGCCAGGGCGTGCTCAAGCGCGGCGCTCTGCTTGATAAGGACGGCACGCTCTGCAAGGTTGACTCTGGGAAGACGACGATTTCTGCAGTGTATGCAGTCCTTGCCGAGGACGTGGATACGGCTTCCGGCGACAAGGTCGCTGCCGTGTATCTCACCGGCGAATTCAACGAAGATGCTCTTTCTTTTAACGCTGAGAACAGCGCTGCCGTTGCGGACTTCAAGCCGTCTGCTCGTCAGGTCAGCATCTTCTTCAAGCCGAGCATCTAAATCTCAGGAGGGACTACAACAATGGCAATTGATATGTTTACTACTCGCACGATGCTCGCGATGGTCGAAGAAGGCCAAAAGAGCAATTCCACCTGGTTGCGCGATCGCTACTTTACGAATCGCCCGACCTTCCACACCCAGAAGATCGACTTCGACATCATCGGTCGCGGCGGTCGCAAGATTGCGCCCTTCGTCAACCCGAAGGTTGGCGGTGTCGTGCTGACGCGCGAAGGCTTCCGCACGGAAAGTTACGAAGCGCCGGAAGTTTCTCCGATGCGCGTGACGACGGCAGAAGACATGCTGAAGCGCCTGCCTGGCGAAACGATCTACTCCGCAAAGAGCCCGACGCAGCGTGCTGCCGAAATCCTCGGCAAGGACTTGTCCGACCTCGACGACATCATCACGCGTCGTGAAGAGGTCATGTGCGCCGAGGCTCTTTTCCAGGGCAAGGTGACGGTCAAGGGCGAAGGCTACGATGAAGTTCTGAACTACTGGGCTCACCTGGAGACGAAGGAGCAGCCGAAGACTACTTTGGGCACGAAGTGGGACGCTGCTGACGCCGCCCAGATCATGGGCGATCTTCGTACGCTTCGTCGCACGATGATTCAGTCCGGCGGCTTTACGCCGCACGAGCTGATCTGCGGCTCGAAGGTGCTTGATACGATCCTCGATAAGCTCACGACTGCCAATCAGCTCGATACGCGTCGCGTCGACATGGGCGCGATTGATCCGCAGCACTTGCCGAATGGCGTGACGTACTGGGGCTATCTCAAGGACTCCGGTCTTGACATCTACTCTTACGACGAGTGGTATGCCGACGATGCTGGCAAGGAGCAGCCGATGGTTCCCGAAAAACTCTGCATGCTCGCAAGCCCGAACGCGAAGACGATGCTTGCTTACGGTCTTGTTGCGCTGACTGGTGACGAAGCGATCAAGTTCTACGAAGGTGCTCGTGTGCCGGATTCTTGGGTGCAGCGTGCGAACCCGTCGGGTCGCATCGTGCAGATCAAGAGCCGTCCGCTGCCGATCATTCAGCAGATTCACGGCTTCCATGTCATCGAAGCTCTTTCTTAAGAGCGACAAAAACCGAATCAGGGCAGGCAATACGACCTGCCCTTTTTCGTAGGAGGGACAGAAATGAAAGTTGTTCTTTTAGAAAACATTCTCATTTCCGGCAAACGCTACACGGCAGGTGAGGAGATCGAGGTTGACGAGACGGTCGGCCTTCAGCTTCTCAAGGAAAATCTGGCGCTTGTCGGCGTGAATGAGGTCGAGGACGACCCTGTCGAAGAAGCTCCATTGCCGACGCCGGAAGCTGCTTTTGCTCCGATTCCCGAAGCAGAAGATGAGCCAGAAGTTGAAGTCAAGCAACCTGTCAAGCGTCGCACGACGAAGAAGGTGGAGGGATGAGCGCCTTCAAGGATGCTGTTGCGGCGGATGTGGGACGCGTCTTCCTAAACCTTGACGAGTTTGCCGAGGAGCACGAAATCGGTCATGAGGTCGTGCCTTGCATTCTCGACAAGATCATCACGCAGGCGAACGGCGACGATTCATACCTTGGCGTTTTTGTCAACCAGTTGACGATCTATGTCGAAGTCGGCGTGATTGAAACACCGGTTGAAGGCGAGCTTCTCAACGTCGACGGCGCGCTTCATCTTGTCAAGTCCGTCAGCAATGAGGGCGGCGTACTTGTCATCGTGACGGAGGGGAATGAGCAATGAGTAAACCGCTAGAGGTAATCGTTTCCGACGGGCAGGGGCGGAACAAGAACGCTCTTGAGAAGGCGGCCAAGTTGCTCTCGGAAGTTCCGAACGGATACGAGGCCGCCGTCAGTCGTTCGATGAATCGTGCGGCCACTGCCGGACGCTCTGCTGCGGTCTCAACGATCCGGCAGGAGTACACAATCAAGGCTTCAACGGTTCGCCGTAACTTCACCATCCATAAGGCGACGCGCTCAGACCTTGAAGCGCTGGTCACGAGTAAGGGGCCTCGCATCCCGTTGGTGAATTACAAGACTCGTCCGAAAACTGACACGACCGGCAATGCACGAAAGCCGGTGCGCGTCGCCGTCGAGGCACGGGGAGGCTTGAAGCCTTTGGGTAAGTCGTTCGTCTACCGGGGAAAGATTCTTCAGCGTTTGGATACGAGTTCGCTTCCTGTGCAGGAGGTCTACGGTCCAGCCATTCCGGTGCTGTCTGGGAATAACGAGGTCGTAGACAACGTCGAAAAGACGATGCAGGAGACCTTCCTCAAGCGTCTGGATCACGAAACCAGCTATCTCCTCGGCGGTGGGAAAACCAACAAATACACCAAACACAAGGGGTGATTCGTATGGTCGAAAACGAGCTGACCCGCGCACTTCGCGGGCTGTGTGCCGAAGCCGTGAAGAACTTCGCCTTGCCGACGAAGTCAGAACGCGGACAAGAGAAAGAGGAGCTTCGCGCTCCGCAGATCGTGAACGGGTATCTGCCGCCGAAGCGTACCGGACAGAAGGACGACTTTCCTTTCGTTCTTGTCCGAGCCGACGAAGGTGCGACAGACCAAGACTCAACCGAGGTGAGGGTTTCGATCATTGTCGGGACCTACTCCGAAGAGTACGACGGGCACGAGTACTGCCTGAACGTCATGTCCCGCATTCGCACTGCGCTGTGCTCCTTGCCGGGGATGACCCTGGCTAATCGGTACAGGTTGCAACACCCGATCAAGTGGAGCACCTATGCGGAACAGCCCTACCCGTACTGGCAACTCGACATGCAGACGGCGTGGGACATCCGCACGCCACATCCAATTGATAAGGAGGAGGACTTCTGGTGACTACGAAGAAACCCACAACTAAAAAGGCGCAAACCAGCGAGGGAAAGGCTGTCGTTTATATCGGCCCGACTCTTGGCGGTGGTGCACTGATGCGCAATGCGGTGTTCCGTGCTGGGGAGTTTCCTCCGCACATCGTATCGATGCGCGAAAAAAGTGAGGCCCTGCGTGGTCTCTTTGTCCCGGTATCTGAACTGGCGACAGCGCGAAAGCGTATCGGCGTGAGGGGCGACATCCTGAACGCCTACGTTCAGCAATTGAAAAATGAACTCTAAGGAGGTCATAACATGGCATACAACCACGGGGTAAAAATCTCCGAAGTGCCGACTTCTATCCTGCCGCCGGTGCAGGTTGAGGCGGCCATTCCTTTCATTGTCGGGACTGCTCCGGTCAATATGACCGATCCGACCAACGTCAATAAGCCCGTTCTCTGCTACTCGTATGACGAGGCTGTCGCTGCCTTCGGCTACGTGCCGCCGGTAGAGGACGGCGCAAGCGGTCTGAAAAAGTACGATTTCACGTTGAGTGAGGCGATTTATTCGCAGTTCGCTCTCTTTGGCGTCGCACCGATCATCGTTGTCAACGTGCTTGATCCTACGAAGCACAAGAAGACGGCGACGGCAAAGACGGTGACGCTTGACTCGAAGACCGGATCTGCAACGATTGCTGAGACCGGCATCATCCTGTCGACTCTAAAGCTTTCTCAGGACGTGACGACCTATCAGGAAGGTACGGATTTCGTCGCGACCTTTAATGATGCGGGGCATCTGGTCATCACTTCGAAGAAGGACGATGACAACTTCAAGGTGCCGGTTGGCGCGTCGCTGACTTTGGCGGCCGAGAAGCTCGATCCGTCTGTTGTTACGAAGTCGGAAATCATCGGCGGCGTTTCCGTCGACGGCGCCAAGAGCGGCCTTGAACTCGTTGGCGAGTGCTTCCCGCGCTTCCGCCTTGTCCCTGGTCAGATCGTTGCTCCGAAGTATTCGAGCGATCCTGAAGTGGCAGCTG